TTGAGCAAACTCGCGGGTTGAAAAACAAGTGGGAAAAAACTGGTTTATTAGAAGGCTTAACTGGTGCAACTGAAGAGCACGGAATGGCTGTAATTTTAGAAAACCAAGCAAAACAATTATTAGATGAAACTACAAAGACTGGTTTTTCAGGCGGTTCTGAAGAATGGTCTGGTGTAGCTTTACCTTTGGTACGTCGTATCTTTGGTGAAATCGCAGCAAAGGAATTTGTTTCGGTACAACCAATGAACTTACCATCAGGTCTTATTTTCTACATGGACTTCAAATATGGTTCAACTGGAAAAGGATATGGTGATGCATCTAGCACATCTTTATATGGTGGAACATCTGCAGCGAAATTAGGTTCAACTAACGCAGCTCAAAATGGTCTTTACGGTGAAGGACGTTATGCATATTCGGTTAATGACCAATCTGCTATCGTATCTTTCGCTACTGCAGCTAAAGTAACTGCTTTATCTGACATCAATTTTGATTCATCTTTATCAGCTTCAGTTGCTGCTGGTAACTTGTACAAAATTACTTTAGCATCTGCTTCAGTTGCAGCATTATCTGCTGACACTAACGCAGTACGTTCATTCTATGTATCTGGTTCATTACAAGGTGGTGGATTCTCTGGTTCAATCAACACTTACTACCCTGCATTGACTACTTACTCTTCTAACGGACAAGTTTCGTTAATCGTAAGTTCATCAGTAAACGCATCTGGTTCAACTGCTGCAACTATTGGTTTAGTTTACTCGGTACAACCAACTGCAACATCTCGTGGTGATTTCGAAGATAGAGACCCTATCAACAACCCATCAGGTGGTACTAACTTGAACATCCCTCAAGTAGATTTAGAATTGAAATCAGAAGCAATCGTTGCAAAGACTCGTAAGTTGAAAGCAGTGTGGACTCCAGAATTAGCACAAGATTTAAACGCATACCACTCAATTGATGCAGAAGCTGAATTGACTGCTATGTTATCTGAATATATCTCATTAGAGATTGACTTGGAAATCTTGGATTTATTGAAAGGAAACGCATTAACTACTGAATACTGGTCTACAAAGATTGGTAATGAGTGGAATGGTTCAGCATTCGCAATTGATGCAGATTCATCTAACGCAAGTGCTTACACTAAAAACACTTGGTTCCAGACTTTAGGAACTAAATTAAACAAAGTATCTAACAAAATTCACCAATTGACAATGCGTGGTGGAGCTAACTTTATCGTTGCTTCTCCAGACGTTTGTACTATTTTAGAATCAATCCCAGCTTTCTCTGTAAACGCTGATAAAGATGCTAAACAATTTGCAGCTGGTGTAACTCAAGTAGGTTCATTAGCAAATCGTTACACTGTTTACAAGAACCCATATATGACTTCTAACGAAATCTTATTAGGTTACAAAGGAAATAACTTCCTTGAGACAGGTGCGGTTTATGCTCCATATGTACCTTTAATCTTGACTCCATTAGTGTACGACCCAGATAACTTTACTCCACGTAGAGGTGTTATGACTCGTTACGCTAAAAAATTGGTTCGTCCAGAATTTTACGGGAAAATTTTGGTTGAAGGTTTGGCTAATATCTAATCCAACAATCAAAAGTAAATTGAAAAGAGAGAGGAGAAATCCTCTCTTTTTTTTGTTTATACGAAAACTATATATTTATATTATATAAACAAAATTATTAAAATGGCAGATTATAGAGTATATAAAATATCAACCGTAAGTGGCTCGGTTGCATTAGGAAAGGGTACTGATTATCCAAATGTATGGGGTGTTATGAGAGGTGAAGGAAACCCAAGTGGTAGTTTATCGTTACAAGGTGGTGGGACTATAAATTTAGTATCAATTGATAATCACCAAATATTTCCTTGCTATCCAAATTATTTAACAATCTCATCGGGAGCAATGATGATTTTAGAATAACAAAATCAAAAAAATATCTAAACCCACTTCGGTGGGTTTTTTTATGTCTAAAAAATAATTAAGAAAAGACTTGACATTCTCATTATTTTTACTTACCTTTACTATGTAATAAAAGTTAATGATATGAAAGTTTTAATTTTTGATTCGATTTGGTTTGGTTTGAGAATTTTAAAAATGTTAGGATACTAAACAATAGATATATGAAATGGTTTTACACAGAAATGGGTAGTAGAGACAAAAAGACCCAAAAGTTAAAATACTACAAAGTTACAGTTGAAGATTGGAAAATTACTGGTTGTAATTGCGAAGCCAGGGAGTTTCGTAGATACGCACCTTGCAAACATATGATTTCAATAAATAAAAAATTAGGACATAGTTTGTAAAATAATTAAGAAAAGACTTGACATTTTCATTTATTTTACTTACCTTTACTAAACATCAGTTAAACATAAAACAACAAAGATATGAACTTTTTAAAAATGTGCTCCACTTACGATTCTTATTTCAATTACTTATTTGGTAATAACGAATCTATTTCAGGTTTCAACTCAATTTCATCTAAAAATGATATTGTTGATTTGATTATTAAAAATGATTTGATGTATCATAACGATTACATATCCAAATCAATCTACAAACGAACTGAAAAACATTTAATAAAATGTTTAACAATTATTTCGTAAATACTTGACATTTTAACTTTAAATAATAAAACTATGAATTATTCAGATAGTAAGATTACGGATTTAGTTAAGGTAGTAGGTAAGGATGCACCAGAGAACTTCTCTCCAACCTTACGAGCAAAACTGATAGGTATCAATGAGTACGATGGGACGTGTACGATGGAGGTTGTTAAATCGCCTTATGTATCTATGGTGCAAGGTGGTTCTTTAAATGAAGATAAAGTTGGTACTCTATATGTAGCTCCTATTTATCGTATTTGGAATGCATTTTTCTTTTAACTTTTAAAATAATAAAACTATGGTAGCACATGATTATAGTACAATTGATTATGTAATAGATGGGGTACATCTATTTGTATTGGCTTCACTTTTTTTGGGAGGTTTGGTTTATTTAATTAACGATTTTAAAAACTTTGATAAAGATGGCAACATTTAAAAGTACATTAGCAATTTTTGGAGCATTGGTAATTATGTCAATGGTAGCAGCACTTTCATTTGCAATACCAGGTAAAACTGATAAAGCAAAATATGAAATTACATCGGAAAATGGAAAACGATATTATGCAAATTCATTTAGGATTTATGGTAAAGGTATTGTATTTGATGATGTATATGGTAGGACAGTAATTGTTCAAGGTGATTTGGAAATTATAGCAAAAAAAGATGAAAATAATTAAAAAATATTTTGCTAAAACCTTGACATTGTAAAATATTTTGCGTACCTTTATTAAACCAATGAGGGTTAAACATAAAAATTAAAGATATGAAAAAGACAGTAAAATTCAACTATTTAGGTGTTCGTTTTGAGTTACCAGCAAATTGCCTTCGTACTCATTCTTATTCAGGTGTAGCGTTAGCCAATCCTGTCATCTCTATCGGACGTAAAGAAGTTCCTTTAATGTTCAAACAATGGATGAAAGTTAAATATCCTACTATGTTAGTGTGGGGTAAATCTTCTTCTTTCGCTAATGGTTCTTCTTCTGACTTGTATGCGTGTTACCCTAATGGTGATGGATTGGAATATGGTACTAAAGAGTACAACGAGATTGCTTCTTTCTGTAATATGTTCAAAGGTGGACATTACGATGGTATGCATGACATCTACGAATACGCTGACAATGGTAAGACTGATAACGGAACTGAATTAGAGTTCAATGCTAAATATGTTTCCTTCAATGGTAAAGCACCTTATGGGACTTGGCCAGAAGCATTACGTTCCCTAAAGGCTATGATGGCCGGTGAGTATGTGTGGGGTGTATTATCTTTAGAAAAAGCAATTGAAAAGTTAAGAGGTTATTCTTATACAGAAGCTACTATTGAGAAAGCATTACAAAATATTTAAAAAATAAAGTTATGGAAAACGTTTTTATCGGTATTTTTAAGGATAATGCACCATTGGGTGGTATGAAGTTTAATTCAATTGATGATGTTACAGTTGAATTTGTAGACCAGTTTTTTGATGGTGGGTACGAATTGCAGGCAATATCAAAAGAACAATTTGAAGAATTTGCTTTAGGGGATGAGATTTATGTGGAAGATGTTGTAAATGACAATTATTATTTTGAAAATAATTAAGAAAAGACTTGACATTACGGATTATTTTGCGTATCTTTAGTAAACAATGAGAGAGTTAAACATTTTAAATATATCTACTATGAGTTTACCATTCAACCTTAATTCAGTTTTAGCTACCGCTTCTTTAGTAGAAGGGTTTGATACCATTAGAAACGCTTTTCCTGTCAATGGACGTTTTACCAATTGTGTTATTACTTACGCTGATGCAGTTTATGATGCATTAAATGAGGTTGCAGAAGATTATTCAGATTGGCCAGAAGACCAGGGATTTGGTTCATCTGATATGACTTATGTTCGTAAATCCTTTATTGATACAATGATTTCAATTGCTAACCTTAATGGTTACTACGAAACAAAATTTGCTCCTTACCTTAAAGTAGTGGAGTATTCTGAAGCTGAATATCATAACCAACAACTTCGTAAGGAGCAGGGGTTATAAAAATATAGATTCGTTTTTTTTTTTGATTTTTCATTTTGATTGTGTTAAAGACTACTCACTTTGTGGGTAGTCTTTTTGTTATATCCTATTTTAGAAATCGTATATTTATATTAGGTATATAACAACAAATTATGGCAGCAGATTTAGTAACTAGTATAAACTGGCCGGGAAGTGGTTCTGCAATCTCCGGTTCAACTCCTTTTGGTATTTATGATACCGATGCAAATTTCCAATCCGATGGACCTCGTGTAGGTGATTGGGTTGCAAAGAGATTGGGCTATCCAATTCAAAATATCGAATTACTACCCGAAAACATATATGCTTGCTTTGAGGAATCAATTAGTGAATACTCTGCGCAAGTAAATCAATTTAACATTCGTAACAACCTATCTAATTTGATGGGGCAATCTACTGGTTCTAACTTTACAAACACATATGTAGAGGGAACTAATATGGGTTCTTTAATCCGTATTGCTAATTCATATGGACAAGAAGCAGAAGTTGGTGGTTATACATCACAAAAATCAGGTTCATTCAAAACCCAAATAGGTGTAAGTAAATATGATTTGAACCACCTATGGGCAGAGGTAAGTGAAAGTGGAAAAAGAATTGAAATTAAAAAAGTATTTTACGAAAACACACCTGCAATCTCTCGTTTCTTTGACCCATACGCAGTTTCCGCAAAAGGTACTCTAAACCTTATGGATGAGTTTGGATTTAGTTCATTCTCTCCAGCAGCACAATTCGTAATGATGCCAATCTATGAGGATTTACTTCGTATTCAAGCGATTGAGTTCAATGACCAGGTTCGTAGAAGTGCATATACATTCAACATAGTAAATAATGAACTACATATTTTCCCTGCTCCTACCGATAAAACACCGGCGCAAATGTGGTTTGAATATGTTGTAGTAGATGATAGAGATACAAACGCAATCCAAAAGAAACCAGGCGCAGTATCTTCTTACTCAAATGTAAATTATGATTTTATACCATACAGAACAATTAATTCAGTTGGAAAGCAGTGGATATGGAAATATACATTAGCATTAGCAAAGGAATTATTGGGTGCTATTAGAGAAAAATACGCAACTATTCCAATTCCAGAAGGTGAGGTTTCATTGGATGGTGCGGCATTGAGAGCAGAAGCACAAAATGATAAAGATAGATTATACGAACAATTGAGACAGAATTTGGAAGAATTGAGTAGACCAAAACAAATGGAGTACAGAATGCAAGAAGCAGATAATGTACAAAAGATGTTGAATAAGATACCAATGCCATTTTATATTGGTAGTATTTTGTTGTTTATGATTACACCATTATTATATTTAATATAAAATGATTAAATGGATAAAAGATGAAAATGGATTATTTGTAACAAAATGTCCAAAATGTAGTGAAATCAGAAGGACTAAAAAAAGACCTTATGGTTCTAAATCTTGCAATAATAAAGATTGTAATAGTGGGCAATTTAAAAACGGTCATTCACCAATTTTTACAGAGGAACGTAATAAAAAAATTGCAGATGGTAAAAAGCAATGGTGGACAAGTCAAAATAAAGATATATTAAATGATTGGTTAGGTAAATATAGAGGTTCGGAAAAACATATAAATATGTGTAAATCCAATCAAATTAAAGCTACAAAAGCTGCATTGGGTAGGAAACAATCAAAACCGGAAATAGAGTTTGAAAATGAACTTAAAAATAAAAATGTAGAATATAAAACACAATATTATGTTGGTTCATATGCTTTTGATTTTTATTTACCAGAAGAAAACCTACTTATAGAAATTGATGGTAAGTTTTATCATCCATTAAATGAAGAAGATTGTGTTTATCCAATACAAAAACATAATTATGTAAGAGATATTAAAAAATCTAAAATTGCATTGGAAAACGGATATAAATTAAAAAGAATAAGGGTCTAAATTATGCCACGTTTTATAGGTACAAGAGATTACAATTTTTTCCAAAATATAAGTAGAGAGCTTGTGGATTCTGTAATCCAAACACAAGTGTTCTTTTATAAACTTATAGTAGGTGAAACAAAAGTAAATCTATATGGCGAGTCTTTGGATAAATCATACTATGATGGTGTATCTGTATTTGCAGTTTTACAATATGGAGATGAAACTCAACAATACGATGGTTTTGGACAAGATACTGAACAAGAGGTAGTAGTAAGAGTAAATCAGGATACTTGTATTGTAAAAGATATTTATCCAGAAATTGGTGATTTCTTTTATTTCAATGATAGTTTTTATGAAATTACAAATACTAACCAAACGCAATTGGTAGGTATGCAATCGGAAAACAATTTTGGTATTGAATGTGTAACCCGTCTGACTAGATTATCACAATTGAATATTAAACCAAGAGTAGAATAATATGGCAACAAATAATCCACTAAAAAAACCAATCAATCGTGCAGAACAAATGCCGAGAGAAGGTATTACATACAAACGTGGTATTAGCATATACGATGTGGATGAGGCAATCTTTTCGTATATGAGAGATGTTATTGTTCCAAAATTAAAATTGGATGGTAAAGAAATAACAGTTCCAGTAATCTACGGAAATGCAGAGAGATGGAAATCTGCACAAATAGATGGTGTATATCGTGACCAAAGAGGTAAGATACAATTACCATTGGTTATGTTTAAACGTACTGGACAAACTGCAAACGAATCAATGGCAATGCCAAATCGCCAATTACATTATCAATCTTATGTTGGGTATTCCAATAAAAACAGATATGATAAGTTTTCTTTGTTAAATAATTTTAAACCTAGAAAAGAAATTATTGATATTACAATGCCTGATTATGTAAATGTTACATATGATATTATGATTTGGACAAACTATACAGAGCATATGAATAGTATAGTTGAACAATTCCAATGGGCTAGTCAAGAATATTGGGGAGAACGTGATGGTTTTAAGTTTAGAACTACAATAGATGGATTTGAGGGTTTAACGGAACTTACGGATAATCAAGAAAGATTAGTTCGTAGTAATTTTTCACTAACAACTTATGCATATCTTTTACCAGAGTCTGCAGACAACGAATCTACAATTAAAAAATCAATATCAACCAGAGCAGTTGTTACTACTATGGAAACTGATATGAGTAAAACTGCGGGGGATGCATTGACTGGTACAATAAAAATGAGTGATTACAATGATAATAAATTATTGTTTGATTATATAAACACATACAATAGTAAGATAGGTGTAGTTACCGGTACATATCAAGTTACATTTACAAATACTAGGTTAATAACACCACCTGGCGAACTTTCATTAACGGCAACCGATGGTATTAAAGTTTATATAAATGGTATAAAATATTCAAAAGCATACTGGCCTACATCATCGCAAGTTGGAAACAATTATGTTGTTAATTTTGATGCGGGTATATTGGGATTTGGATTAAATCCTACAACGGATGAGGTTACTATTGTTGGAAAAATAATAGTTTAATATGGGTAATTTTCAAAAGCTGGTAAAACCATTCGTTACTACCAGCACACATAACGTAGATGTATATGATTTAAGTAATCCAACTTATTTTATATTCATAATTGATGGATACGTTTTAGCTCCCGATAGTTTAATGGGAACTTTAACTACTATTAAAGAAAAAGAAAGAATAGATATAAACGGACAAACTATATTACCATTAGATTATATAATGGAAAATCATAATGGTAATTCAGTATTAGTAAAATTTATTAAAGCAAACTTTCCATATACAATTGATGGAACGGATGATATAAGAGTAACTGGAATGTTTAAACACGTACCACACTAAATGAAATACAGACCAAACATATTAGCAAAAAATCTAAAGGTAAATCAATATAGTGATATGGTTGATAAATTGCGTAATATGGTTTTGAATGATGAAACCGGTTCTGTATTGGCTGAAAAACCATTACCAATTCCATCTAAAGCTAAAAGCAAACCATTACCAACTATCCAGCCAAACTATTTAGATAAAATGTTAGATTATAAATTGGATATGTTTGATTATATAGCAAGTGATGTTAAATTAAATCCAAATCTTTTAATAGAATATCCTACATATTATGTGGCAACTGTATGGACAAAAGCACCAATGCAAGGATATGATAGTTTGACTAGTAAAGATTTTGATATTTATATAAACGGAGTTAGATTGGATGTACCCGATTATAGAGTGTGGTTTAATGAAAGAGGAAACATCGTATTTACAATACAAAAAACAGCAATTCAAAACGATTTAAACGAAGAAAACATTTTAATTTGTGGTGCATTTAGTGATATATTCCTTGCAACTGAATTAAATAGAGATATAATAGATACTGAAAACGATTTAGGATTAGTAATATAAGATGAGATTTATACCAAGAAAACGAATTAGCGAATTAGAACCATTAGCACCAGCAACATTGGATACAACATATGTGGTTGGTATATCTGGTAGTACTACTTATAAATTTCCAATAAACCAATTAACATCCTCATTAGATACTACATTTGCAACAGATTTAGTAACAACTGCATTAAGCAATTCACTTGATACAAAACTAGCTACCACAATATTTAATACAAATTCTGCATCATTTCATAGTAGAATTAACGCAATCTCATCATCGGTTTCAACTGGTACATCGGGTACAAGTGGCACATCAGGTCCACAAGGAAATCAAGGACCAATTGGACCTCAAGGTATAAATGGAACTGCCGGTAGTAGTGGGGTTCAAGGCCCACAAGGAAATCAGGGTGTAGATGGAAGTAGTGGTACTAATGGAACGGGTGGAACATCGGGTGATGATGGCACAAGTGGTACAAATGGTAGTAGTGGTACTAGTGGAGCACAAGGTAATCAAGGACCTCAAGGAGAAAATGGTACTGCTGGTAGTAGTGGAGCACAAGGACCGCAAGGAAGTGATGGCGTTAGTGGAGCACAAGGACCGCAAGGAGAAAGTGGGACATCTGGTACATCTGGAGCACAAGGACCTCAAGGTAATCAAGGAGTAATTGGAGCACAGGGTAATCAAGGAGCAATCGGACCGCAAGGTAGTAATGGCATTGTTGGTACTTCTGGCACATCTGGATTTTCAATAAATAGTGCTAGTTTTGTTAGTTCATCAAATGTATCAACAATACAAACTATAACATCGGCATCATACGCAGCATTAACACCCGTAAGTGGAACTCTTTATATAGTAATAGGATAAGTTATGCCAGTATTTGGAAATGCAACTAATATAAGATTTAACGGAAATTCCGCAACAAAGGCATTTTTGAATAATAATCAAATATGGCCAGCCACATCTACGGTAGTTACTGAAAATTTACTTTTACATTATAACACATTTAATACGGCATCATATAATGGTAGTGGGGTAACTATTACCGATATAAGTGGTAATAGTAGAAATGGAACAATTACAGGTTCTCCAACTTGGACTAGTAATTATTTTACCTTTGTTGATGATTATATAACAACACCAAATTTAAGTTCACTAATAACATCGGCTAATGAAGTTCATTCGGTAGAATTGTGGGTATATCCAACTAATAGTGGGGTGTTAGTTCAGTATAATAATAGTACAAGTCCAAACACATCATATCACGCTTCTTCAATAGAAATAGTTGGTGGTAATTTAGAAGTTGGATTTTGGAATGGTAGTGGGTTATCATCAACCGGAAATATAGGTGCAGTTTCATTTAATGAATGGCATCAAATAGTTTTAACTTATAATGGTTCAGTATGTAAAGGATATATTGATGGAGTATTTAAGGGTTCGGTAAATGTATCATGGTCTTCACCTATGGATGCTTCTCAACCATTTTATATGAACTTTGGTTATGCAGATACTACAAGTCATGGTGATGGAACTAATTTTGATGGTAGATTTGGTATAATGAGAGTATATAACAAAGCATTGACAGATGCAGAAGTTTTGAGTAATTATAATTCTACTTTACCAACAATAGTTAATTTAACCACAAATGGTTTAGTATTATATTACGACCCATCAAGTATATCTTCATATCCGGGTAGTGGAACAACTATTACAGATTTAAGTGGTAATGGTAGAAATGGAACGATGAGTAATATAACATATACATCACCATACTTTACATATAATGGTTCTTCATCACAAATAGCAATTGCAGATAATGCATTATTAGAACCTGGAAGTGGTGATTGGACAGTAGAAGTTTGGGTAAATCAGGCAGTATCGGGTAACGATGTGGTACTTGGTAAGTTTAATGCAGGCGGTTTATCATCAAATGTGGGTTATAGTATTAGAACAACCGGAACTTCGTACTATGCACAATATGGTTCTGGCGCAGGTTCAGGAGCAACTTTAATTCAAAATAGTACAACTCACGCTGGAACAATTGGGATATGGTATCAAATAGTTTATGTATTTACCAATGTAGCAGCTAATACATTTCAAACATTTGTTAATGGTAGTAGTATTGGTAGTGTGGGACATAGTTTAGCAAGTATATTAAACACAACTACGGGTTTATACATTGGTTCATATAATAATGGTGAATATGCACAATGGTTTGATGGTAAAATTGGAATAACCCGTTTATACAATAGAGCATTGACATCAACGGAAGTTTTGAATAATTATAATGTTGACAAATCAAAATACGGATTATAAAATAAAAAGATATTTATACATATGGCAACATATATAGCATTAAAACAAATAGAAAACGCAGATGCATTATTATCAGCTTCATTAGTTGGAACTGATTTATCAACTGCTATTTACCAAACCGTAGATGGTATGACACTGAAAAATGTTACTATGGAAAACTTAACAATAGTTCCAACAAATGCAGATGGTTATTCTCTAATAATAAGTGGAGCAGTTGCGATAGTAGATGCAACAGATTTAACTGGTAGTATTGATGGTGAATTGGATACAGATGTACCTGCACAACTATGGATAAGTGGACAGACTGGTTCAATTGCACCTACTGACCCTTATGTAAATAACCAACCACAAAGTAATGTGATAGACCAAGGGGAATGGTAAAAATATAATACAAAAAAAAACAATTGATTAAAAGGTTTTGTTATATTTATTAATAACTAAAAAAACAAAAAGGGAATAACTCAAACAAATGGCACAAATAATCAAACATAGACGTGGTAGTCTAGAAAAATTAAGCGAAGTAACTGGCTCATTACAGAAAGGTGAGATAGTATTAGCTACCGGCTCCGCCAATCTAACCACAACAAATGGAACGGCGTTATCGTTTATTGTTCCCGAATCAGGTTCGGTACAAGCTACGAACAGATTCTTGATGGGTTCAGCCAACCCTAACATATTTTCTGCATCTACTTATAATGGAATGCTTAAAGGTGTTCCTTACTACGCAAGTGGTAGTTCTACCTTATTCTTATTAGGTAGTGATGGAAACGAAGCAATCAATTTAGTAGGTAACATCCAACCATTCTCTGGTTCTGTTAATACTCGTTTAGGTGATTTAGAAGCATCTATCGGTGGTGGTGGAAGTGGTATTGGTACAAGAGTTGCAAATTTAGAAACTATTTCAGCTTCTTATTTAGCATTCACTCAATCATACTATACTGATTCTGCATCGGTTGCAACTCAATTTTCTGCGAGTTCTGCATCACAAACTGCTTTATCTGCTTCAATTGCAACAACTGATTCGGCAAGTGCGGCTTCTCAAACTGCTTTATCTGCTTCAATTGCAACTTCATTCTCTGCAAGTGCGGCTAGTGTAACATCTTTATCTGCTTCAATTGCAACAACTGATTCAGCATCGGCAGCAGCAGTAGCAGCATTATCAACTTCGGTAGATAGTAGATTAGATTCATTAGAATTTAATGATACTAGATTTGCAACTACTGGTTCTAATACATTTATTGGAACACAGGTTGTTACGGGTTCAATGTACATCACAAATGATTTGATTGTACAAGGTTCTTCATCATTACAAAATATTACAGCAAGTGCAGTATCAATTGGTACAAATGTAGTAATACTTAATAACGATACCCCTGCGGTTAGATTTGGTGGTATTTCAGTACAAGATTCTGGTTCAGGAGCTGGGGCATCTGGTTCATTATTCTGGGATTCATTAAACAACAACTGGATTTACCAACATCCAAATGTTGGAGCTGAAGCTGGAATGAGTGCAATGTTAATTTCTGGTCCTTTGAACTCTGGTTCTTTGGGTGATGAAGTTCATTTGACTTCTGGTAGAATAATGGTTGCAACGGGTGATGACCATATTGGTGATTCGATAATGAGCCAATCGGCTGGTAAGATTACTTTAACTGGTGATTTGGATGTAAGTGGTAACATTAGTTCATCTACAATAACTGGTATTGGTAATGTAACCGCATACTCTACATCGGTTGATAGTAGATTAGATACAATTGAAAGTTCAATCGGTGGTGGTGGTTCATTAGGAACAAGAGTTTCTAATTTGGAAACCATTTCTGGTTCTTATTTAGCATTTACTCAATCATACTACACAGATTCTGCTTCATTTGATACAAGAATTAGTGCAAGTGTTGCTGGATATACTGCAAACTCTGCATCGGCAGCAACTTCATTCTCTGCAAGTTTAGCATCTCAAACGGCTTTATCTGCGAGTATTGCAACTACTAATAATACACAAACTGATAATATAACTACAAACTCTGCATCGGCAGCTGGAGCATTCGCATCGGCATCTGCGTATAGTGGTAGTGCAGCAACATCGTTCTCTGCAAGTTTAGCTACAATAACTGCTAACTCTGCAAGTGCAGCAACTGATTTTAACACATTAAGTGGTTCGGCATTTACTCAATTTAGTGCAAGTGCAGCATCAGTAACGGCTAATTCATCATCGGCAGCAACATCATTCTCTGCAAGTTTAGCAACAATAACCGCTAATTCTGCAAGCGCGGCAACAGATTTCAATACTTTATCTGGTTCTACTTTCACTCAATTTAGTGCAAGTGCAGCAACTGCAACTGCAAACTCTGCGAGTGCAGGTACTTCAATCTCTGCAAGTAACGCTCAAATAGCAGCATTATCTGCATCGGTAGCAAGTACAACTGGTGATTTTAGTGGTTCAATTTATACACAATTCTCCGCAAGTACATTTACTGTAACTGCAAATAGTGCAAGTGCAGCATCTGACTTTAATACATTAAGTGGTTCTGCTTTCACACAATTCTCTGCGAGTGCGGCAACTGTAACGGCTAATTCAGCTTCGGCGGCAACTTCATTCTCTGCAAGTTTAGCATCACAAACTGCGTTAAGTGCATCAATTGCAACTACTAATAACGGGCAAACTGATAGAATTGGTCAATTAGAATCATATAGCTCATCTCTAAAAACAGCGATTGAACTAACTGGTTCAAATGTAACAATACAAGGTGATTTATTAGTAAGAGGTACAACAACTTCGGTTAATTCAACTACCATTACTTTAGGTGATAATATCATCGAATTGAATGGTACGGGAGCAACTAATGGTGGTTTATTGGTTAAAGACCCAACTGCACCTAATACCGTAAGTGGTTCTTTACTTTGGGATTCAACAAATGATTATTGGAAAGCAGGCGCATTAGGAAGTGAATCAAAATTATTAAGAGCAAGTGGTGATAATGTTGTTACAGAATCTTCACAAGTTTTAATAGACCAACTTTCTGGATTCTCTACGTTTGATACCGCAATTTCAACTTCATTTAGTGCAAGTAACGCTAATATTGCGGCATTAAGTTCTTCGGTTGCAAGTGTAACTGGTACATTTAGTTCTTCGGTTGCAACATCATTTAGTGCAAGTGCATTTACTGTAACTGCTAATAGTGCATCGGCAGCAACTTCATTCTCTGCTAGTTTAGCCGCTCAAACTGCTTTATCAACTTCGGTAGATAGTAGATTGGATACATTAGAAGGTAGTGGTTCAATACAAGGAGTTGGTACATCAAACAATGTATCATTCAGTAGTGTAACTGCTTCACTAAATGTACCGGGTGGTTCATCAACTAAACGATTAGCATTTAGAGGTTTAACTGATAACATTGAGTTTATAGCAGCACCTACAACGGCTGGTGATATAGCACAATGGAATGGTACTGATTTCGTAATGAGTAATACCATAGATGGTGGTTCATTCTAATACTAAATAACCTCCCAGAAATGGGGGGTTATTTTAATAAATAAATGAACTGATAAAATAAAAAAACAAAATGGCTGTACCAAATCAAAAAATATTACAAAGACGCTCCGCAGTATCAGGTAGTTTACCAACTACATCAACACTTTTTGTTGGTGAGATTGGATTAAACACATACGATGGTAAAGCGTATATTCATAAATCAGGTTCTGCTCAAAGTATTGAGCAATTAGTTGTTACTAATAGTGATACGGTTGGTAATATAACTATATTAGGTACTGGTTCATTTAATGAGCTTGTTGTAAAACAAGATTTAGATGTAACTGGTAGTATATATGTTAATGGTGATATAGTTGGTTTAGGTGATATAGACTTTGGTGGTTCTGTTACTGCCTCGGCATTCGTTGGAGATGGTAGTAAATTAACTGGAGTTGTTGTATCAGCAGCTAACAACTATGACTTTAACACAGACCCATCGGCGGGTTATATTGGTTATTTAGAGAATAGTGGTAGTACAATATATAATATTACACCAACTACTGCATCAATTGAATTTAGAAAAAATGGTTCAAAGTTTGCAGAAATAACTGATACTTATGGTTTTAGTGGAAGCTTGTATGGAATTGGTGATGTATTAGCATTCTCTGGTTCGGTAGCAAGTAGATTAGCAGCAGTAGAAGCTGGTATAGATGCTGGAACATTCTAAAAAATTATTTATTAAAAGGTAAAGTAAGATAGGACCTTCCAAATTTTGGAGGGTTTTATTTTTTATTATATATTTATATAGGTAGTATATACTACATTTTTCTTGTTAAATAACACCAATTAGTTCCATACATATGGCTCAAAACATTATACTAAAGCGTTCCGGTTTAGCTGGAAAAGTGCCGGATACTGGTTCTTTGAACTTGGGAGAGGTAGCAATCAATACTTACGATGGTAAAGTATTCTTTAAGCGTTCAGGTTCAGTTGAGTCAATACAAGAAATCTTAACAACAAATTCAACAATTACAGGTTCCCTAACTCTAAATGGGACTGGTTCATTCTCCTCACTAAAAGTTAATGATACTCTTACCGTAAATCACGGGACAACCATCATTAGTGGCTCTCAATTAGTAACAGATGAATTGACGGTATTAGGAGCAATTAATGCAAGACAATTCAATATATCAGTAGTTTCATCATCTGTAATTTACCAATCGGGTTCAACAAAGTTTGGTGATACATTGGATGATATACATTCATTTACAGGTTCAGTAAATGTGACTGGTTCAGTATCAGCATCTACATTTACGGGTGTGGGTAATCTAACCGATTTCAGTTCATCATTGGATGCTAGAATAGTTAGTGCATCTGCTGGTGGTAATAATACATTTGATTTTAATTTAGAACCATCAGTAGCAGGTACTGTTGGGTTTGTAGAAGATTTAACATCAAATACTCAAATAGTTGCACAAACTGATTCAATGCAAGTAATAATTGCAGGTACAACTTATTTATCTATGAGCGTAAATACAATGAATATAACAACGGGTAGTATTACCGCAAACTATATGCATCTTGCTAAATATATAAATAACGATGGTGATTTAGATTTTAATACTTAATAAAAAAAAACTCTATATTTATAGGGGTACATAACTAAAAAAAGGTAAACTAGATGGCACTTAAATTTAGACGCGGTACAACCGCACAAAAATCCGGCTCATTAGCATTCGGAGAACCATTCGTAAACACGACATTACAAACATTACAAATCGGATTAGACGGTGGTGATGTAACATTAGCAATAGCAGGTACTGGTAGTAGTGCTGTATTCGGTGGAATATCGGGTTCATCATTAAACATTACAGGAAACGCAAAAGTTGATGGAAACCTTACATTAGGTGGAAACATTACAATTGGTGATAATACATCCGATAGTGTAAATGTTGTAGCTAGTTTAAGTTCATCTCTTATCCCATCTGTTGACAACGCATTTGATTTGGGTAGTTCAGCAAAAATGTGGAGAGACCTTTACATTTCTACTGCTTCCATTAAAATGGTAGACCCAACTACTAATCAAGTAGTAACTACAATCAATGGTATTGCAGGTGGTGGTATTCAAATTGGTAATATTCAAATCACAACTGGTTCAATCAACGTAGTAGATAATAATGGAAACGTTACTCAACAAGTAGCTAATTCATCTTCGGCGGGTGTAGCAGAAATTTATGTAACAACTGGTTCATTTAACTCTTACACACAATCAGCTAATACTAGATTAGGTACATTAGAAGCAGCAACTGGTTCGTATGCAATAAGTAGTTCGGTAGCATCTGCAATATCAGCATCCGATTTTGGACAAGCACTTTTAAGTGCAAGTATTGCAACAACAAACAATACACAGACTGATAATATCACAACTGCTACGCAAGCAGCAGCTGGAGCATTTGCTTCGGCATCCGCTTACAGTGGTAGTGCAGTAACAACATACGCTAAATTAAGTGGTGATAATACATTCACTGGAACACAGGTAATTACTGGTTCTCTTTTTGTAAGTTCAAATTTAGTAGTACAAGGTTCATCTTCATTACAAAACATTACTGCATCTGCGGTAAGTATTGGGACAAACACAGTAATATTAAATACAGATACACCAGCAGTAAGATTTTCAGGTATACGTTCAGTAGATAGTGGTTCAACTGGTGGTTCTGGTTCATTCCTTTATGATTCAGTTTTAGATGAATTTATATTTGTACACAGAGGAGATGGTACTATTGTAACATCATCTGTATTTTTGGTAGGACCAGAAACATATAACGATTTAGGTAATGAAACATATCCTTCGGCTAATACATTATTAAAAGGTGGTGGTAGAGAGCACGTTGCTAACTCAAATATCACAGATAGTGGTACATTAGTAAACATAGTATCAGCAACACAAATAACTGGTTCTCTTGGAGTATCTGGTTCAATTGGTGTAGTTGGTAATTTAACTATAAACGGAACATCATACACCGCAGCTACATCAGGTACATCGGGAGCACAAGGACCAAATGGTTCAAACGGAGCAAATGGACCACAAGGTAATCAAGGACCAACTGGTGGTACTGGCCCAACTGGTGGTGCTGGACCAACTGGTCCACAAGGTAGACAAGGACCAACCGGTCCAAATGGTTCAACCGGCCCAACTGGCCCATCTGGTAACCCATTCGGTGGTGGTACATTCACTGGTGGTATAGCAGTACAAGGTGCTATTACTGCAACGGGTGATATTACTGCATACTCATCCGATGATAGATTGAAGATACGAATTGGTAATATAGAAAACGCATTATCAAAAGTACAACAATTGAATGGTTTCCACTATACAAATAGTGATGTGGCTAAATCATTGGGATATACAACAGATGAATCACAAGTCGGAGTATCGGCACAAGAGGTACAATCTGTATTACCAGAGGTAGTAGTATTAGCACCAATAGATAGATTAGTATTAGAAAGTGGTGAAATCATTTCTAAATCAGGCGAGAATTACTTAACGGTTAAATACGAAAAGATTGTTCCACTTATTATAGAAGCAATCAAAGAATTGAAAGCTGAAATTGACTCATTAAAATCTTAAATAATTTGGAAAAATGAAAAATAAATCGTAACTTTATGTTTATTATTAAAATTATAGAGTTATGATTTATTTGTTCATAGGACAGCCGGGAAGTGGAAAGACTACAATGGCTGAAATGTTAAAGAAATATCTTGGAAACCATATGTTTCATATAGATGGTGATAAGATGAGAACGATATTTCCAAATACCGATTATACAAAAGAAGGTAGATTAAGAAATATCCAAAAAGCATTTGATGTAGCTCGTTATTTAGACTCTGAAAATCATAGTGTTGTTATATCTATGGTTGCACCATATAGAGAGTTAAGAGAGGAGTTAAAAAAAGATTGTATTGTAAAAGAAATATACCTTTACACTACAAAAGAAAGAGGTAGAGAAAACTATTTTGCTATTGATTACGAAGAACCATTAAATAACTTTATTTCAGTTTGTACAGATGGTTCTCCGCGTGAAACATTTAGACAAATTAAAAAAGTTTTATATTTATAGTTAAATAAATTATTATATTATGCCATTACCAACCGGAACAATATCCATATCGCAAATTAAAGCAGAAATATCATCTGCTTCTAACTCATTACGCACATTATCATCTCAAGTAGGGTTTGCACAACCGGATAGAATGAGTGATTTTCACGGATATTCATCATTTTTTGCTAACCCACAACAAGCATACACATTTAACTCTGGTGGACATAACTACGCAGAGTGGAACTCACCTGGCGCATTTTTAACTGGTGGTGGAAAAACATTTGGTGTATTAGTAGTAGCTGGTGGAGGCGGAGGCGGTGGTGTTGATTCAAATACCGGAGGTGGTGGTGGTGCTGGTGGTGTAGTTGAAACAACTTATTATATAGCTTCTCCAGTTGGTGTTACTGTTGGTGGTGGTGGTGCCGGTGTAGATGGAACTGCGCAAAATGGTAATAATTCAGCCATAGGAAACGTAGGTGCAACAGGCGGTGGCGGTGGTACTTGGGGTTGGGGAGCAGCTGGACAAGGTGGTTCAGGTGGAGGAGGTTCTCGTGGTAACTACGGAGGAGGAGCTGGTACTGGAACACAAGGAAACCCTGGCGGACCAGGCGGTGGAGGCGGTTCAGGTTCTGGTGGCGGCGGAGGACGTGCTAGTGCTGGAAACGGAAGACAAGGTGATGGCGGAGGTCCAGGTGGTAGTGGAGGTTCATACTTTGCATCAGGAGGACCAACGGGTTGGCAAGTAGGCGGAGGCGGAGGCGGCTCTGGATATAATAATATTCCTTCTGGATACGGCGGACCAGGTGGTGGAGGTAGAGGATGTACTGGAGCTAATCCGGGTGGTAACAATGCATCGGATGGCACGCCTAATACTGGTGGTGGAGCCGGTGGCGGTGCAGTTGATAAATGGACTGGTTCACCACGTGCTGCTAATGGTGGTAGTGGAAAAGTTGTTATTAGATGGACATAATAAAATTAAAAGTAAAAATATAATATGGGACATTTTGCAAAAGTAGAAGACGGTAGAGTAACAGAGGTAATTGTAGCAGAACAAGCTGATATTGATTCTGGAAGACACGGAGACCCTGCATTGTGGATACAAACATCTTACAATACATATGGTGGTCAATATTTTACTCCAGAAGGCGGTACATACAAACCACCATTACGTTATAACTTTGCAGGGGTTGGTGGTTACTATGATGCGGAAGCTGATGCGTTTTATGCAAAAGAACCAAGAATGGCAACTCCTGAAGAAGTTCTTGAAGGTTCAACAGAACCAGCTTGGGAATTAAATAGAACAACATTCACTTGGCAATTAAAACCCGAATATGCAAAACCAGAAGTACCTGTTGGTGGACACGATTATTGGATATGGGCTGAAAGAAGACGTAAATGGATATATGAAGAGCCAGGTGAATATCCACCAATTGATGAAAGTTTAAATCCAACGGAAGAAAACAATCCATAGAATAATTTGGTTATTAAATAAAAAAGTGGTATATTTGTAAGATAATATATCAAATCTATAATGATTAAAAGAGTGTTTTATAATGCTTCTTTCCCAAGAAGTGGTTCTACTTTATTGCAAAATATATTAGGTCAAAATCCTGATATTTTCCCGTCTCCAACATCTGGTATGTTTACTATGATGTTGGAATGTAGAAATTTATTTACAAATCATATACTTTTTCAAGCTCAAAATCAAAATGAATTATTACCAGGATTCAGTTCTTTTTTAAAGAATGGAATAAATGGGTATTATAGTGGTTTGACGGATAAACCATATGCAATAGATAAGTTTAGAGGTTGGCATGGCGAATATGATTTTATTAATGCATATGACCCAAATCCAAAAATAGTGGTTATGGTTAGGGATTTACGCAGTATATTTTCATCTATGGAAAAAAAATATAAAGCAAACCCACTAAAGGATTTTAATGTAACTGATTATAAATTTCCAAAAGGAAATTCCGTTATTACTAGAATTGATGATATGATACAAAAGCCAATGATTGATTTACCATTAGAAAATTTATGGCAATGTATTTTAGATGGCAATGATAAACATATTCATTTTATAAAGTTTGAAGATTTCTGTAAATTTCCAACAGAAACTATGGAAGAACTATATGAATATTTAGAAATACCCTATTATGAGCATGATTTTAATAATATTGAACAAATAACACACGAAAATGACCAAGTATTTGGCCCATATGCTGACCACACAATAAGAAAAAACTTTACTCCACCCAACGAAGATTATATTGATGTTATTGGTGAGCATGCATCAAATTATATATATCAAAAATATCAATGGTTTTATAAATATTTTAATTACTCAAAATAATAAATTATGTTAGAATTTTACCCAATTTTCCCACAAAACCCATCATTAAATCAAATAGATTATTATTGGTTTGAAAAGGGATTTAGTAATGTAGAAATCCGTAATGTGTTACGAATTTCAAAATTGTATGAATTTCAAGAGGCACTTACACAAAATGAAATAGAATTTAATAATAGTCAAAAAGAAGAAAATTCTGTTAGAAAATCCAATATCAAATGGATGATTCCGGAAGCAGACAAGACGGAGTGGATTTATTATAAATTAATACAACAAGCAATGGAAGCAAATTTTAATCTTTGGAAATTTGATTTATCCCATATTAAAGATGCTATACAATATACTGAATATAATGGTGAAGAAGAAGGTGGATATGATTGGCATTTAGATGTTGGTCCACATCCATTAAACCATCGTAAAATTAGTATTACAGTTCAATTATCTGACCCTGATGATTATGAGGGTGGTGATTTAGAAATATGGGCAGGTGGTAAAGAACCAATCAAAGCACCAAGACAAAAGGGAGCAGTAGTAATGTTCCCAAGCTACTTAATGCACAGAATAACACCCGTAACTAAAGGAGTTCGTAAAAGTTTAGTACTTTGGGTAGGTGGTACTACATTTAGATAAAAAATAAATATGGATTTATACCCACTATATGGTATTGATAATACAATAGACCAAACCAATTATTATTCATTTGATTTTGCATTTAATGAGCAGGAATTAGAATGGATAAGTAATTTACAAAAGTGTTATAGTTTTGAAACTGCAAGTACATTTGCAGGTGATACAAATGAATTTAGAAAATCTAAAATTAAATGGATGCACCACGATGGTCAATCTGCTTGGGTATATGATAGAATAAGAGATTTATCAATAGAAGCAAATAACGCAATATGGAAATTTAATCTACATTCTATTATAGATTCAATACAATATACTGAATACTATGAGGGAGGTGGCCACTATAATTGGCATACTGATATTGGACCGGGTAGTATAAATCACAGAAAAATAAGCATTACAATTCAATTATCAGACCCAAATGAGTACGAAGGTGGTGATTTGGAATTGTGGTCTGGTGGTGATTTTAAAACAATGCCAAAACAAAAAGGAGCAGCCGTTTTATTTCCATCATTTTTATTACATAGAGTAACACCTGTAACCAAAGGTGTTCGTAAAAGTTTAGTACTTTGGGTAGGTGGCTCTCCTTATAAATAATATGAATAAGTTACATTTTTGTATAGCAACTTTAACGCATCCTTTTGATAAAAGGGATGTACAATTAGAGCTTACTATAAATACGTTTTTAGAAAACACAAATATTCCATATGTAAAATGGTTCATTTTCATCAATGGTGAGAGTGAAGAATTATTTAATGTATGTGATAATCTTCGTACTAAATGGAAAGATAAAGTAGATATTATTCCCATCCAATCAAATATGAATATGGGTGTGGGTGCTGGTATAAACCAATTAAATCATTATTGTAGAGATTACAAATACACTCTTTTTTTAGAAGGAGATTGGATTACTTTGCCACAACAAATTGCTGGATTTGATAAAGATTGGGTAAATTGTTCATTAGAAATGATGGAAACCAATGGTGTAGAACAATTACAATTGAGAAAATATCTAAATGATACAGATGATAGGCAGTTTGGATTTGGGTATTGGATTGCCGATAGAAATGTAGAAAGTGTTACAGATGAATATGTTTTCTTAAAAGAAAGAGAATATACAAACAATCCACACATTCGTAAAAATTCAGCATATTATGATTTGGGTATATTACCTTTAAAAGAATTTTATGATGAAAATGGTAATCCAACTGAATTAAAAACATCTACACATTGGGGACAAGCTGAAATCCTAGCAGAATCATTAGGTAAGAAACTAAAATCAGCTTGGTTAAAGAATGGCATTATGGTACATTGTGACCATTGGCATTACGATGATAATTTTGATAAAGTAGTTGAAGAAATAAAGGGATGTGGATACAAAACAAATTGTGCTATAAATTGTAAATATGGATTTACATTCCCGAGAGAGGATTTTTGTAAGTTTTGTGATAGTACAAAGGATTTTAAAGATTTAGAAGAGCACAATTGGAGATTTGAAGCTAGTTTACGATGAAATTTAACATAATAACACGTTGCAGTAGAGTAAATAATTTAGATAAAATACAAGCATCTATATTCCAAAACGGAAAATATGATATTCAATGGCATATTTTATTTGATACTACGAGATTAAAAGATATATCAGCTGAATTGTTAGCTAGATTAGATAATGATAAAATCCAATTACATTTTGTAAGTAGTAATGGTACGGATTATCTATATCCACAAATGAGTGATTTGGCAAAAACATTTGATGATGGTTTTGTGGTGGTAGTGGATGATGATAATGTAGTTCACCCACAATTTTTCTATGAGGTTGTAAATGTAATTGAAGAGAGTAATGATACACAAAAAATATTTGTAGTAAATCAATTCGTAGGTGGTAAGGATTTTACTGGATTAGAGGTAAGAGAAGCCAAACCCGAAAATATGAAATATCAGGGTGTAGATATTGCACAACTAATTTTTCATCATAGTGTATTTAAGCAATATGATTTCAAAGGAGATTATGCAGGCGATGGTCTTTTGATAGATAAAATCTTTTCCGAAAACCCACAATGGTTTAGTTACATTCCAAAAGAAATTTGTTATTATAATCATTTGGAAACAATACCAAAAGCAAAAGTTCCAAAGGTATTGGTTATAAACAAAGAGCAGCATGTTGAATTAAAATCATACATACCTGCTAATTATGAAGATGATAGTTTAGATGTACTTACCATAAAAAATGATAAGAATATAGAAAATTATATTACATCATTTAATCCAGATGCAATTGTAAGTATTTCCGATGATTGGAAAAATTTTCCAAATTTAGCAAACCAACCTTTACAAGTTCGTAATAAATGGATTACTGTACCAACCATAGACGAAAATACAGGTGAGTACGCATATCAATGCGCAATGCAAAATATCCTTAAAATGGATAATTCTAAACTTATTTCATATTTTACTCCAATATACAATACTGGAAATAAATTATTAAAAACATATCAATCTTTACTAAACCAAACTTATACTAATTGGGAGTGGGTATTGGTAAATGATTCAACAGATGGTGGTAAAACACTTAAAATTGCAGAAGAAATTGCTAAAAGCGATGCGAGAGTTAAAGTATATGATTTTAGAGAAAAGAGTGGTGGTATAATTGGTGAAAGTAAATACAGAGCCGCATCTTTATGTAGAGGATATTTATTAGCAGAATTAGACCACGATGACTACCTTACTACTGATTGTACTGATTATCTTTTTTCCGCATCACAAGCTCACCCGGAAATTGGTTTCTTTTATACCGATAATGCTGAATGTGATGAGAATTGGACTTCACTACACTATCCTAATGGGTTTGCATTTGGTTATGGTAAATATGAAAGTGTTGATGTAGATGGAATGAAATTTGATTCTTGCATTGCACCAAACATAAATCCAAAAACAATCCGTCATATTGTAGGAGTTCCCAACCACATTAGAGCTTGGAGAAGAGAAACCTATTTCCAAATCGGTGGACACAATAGAGATTTAGCAATTGCAGATGATTACGAATTATTAGTAAGAACATTTTTGGGAACACTAATGATGCGAATACCAAAGATGTGCTACATTCAGTTTATCTACAACAACACAACTGGTAGAAATACACATGATTTAAGTAGAGCAGATATTCAACGAAGAGTAAGAACTATTATGTATCACTACAATGATAGAATTGCAAAACGATTTGAAGAATTGGGATTAGATGATTATTGCTATAAACAAAACCCAAATAATCCATTAGATGTTGTATCAAAAACCGGTACAAATGAAAACAACGCAAACAAAACATTTAAGATATGATAAGTTTTATAGTACCTACAATGTGGGTAAATGCAAGAAGATTAGCTAATATTATTGATGACTACAAACGAGCAAATATTCCTGATGCTGAATTTATTTTAATTGATAATTCACATGGTTGCTATTTAGAACCAGAAATAACAGTTTTAATCCCAAAAGAAAATTTATTTGTAAATAAATCTTGGAACATTGGAGTTGAAATTGCTAAAAATAATATAGTTTGTTTATTAAACGATGATATAGAAATAAATTTTGAAACTATAAAAAATAATTTAAAACGAATAAATGATTTAGATTTTGGAATAATTGGGTTTGATGCAAATAAAAATTTAGGTACAGAGTTTAACACCAACGTTGATGAGTTTGAGTTTAAAGAAGCAGAATGCAGATATTTAGGCTTTGGATGTATGATGTTTATTCGTAAAGAAAACTATCTAAAAATAGATGAACGATTGAGAATATTTTTTGGTGATGATTTATTGTATTGGTGGAACAAAGATAAGAATGGTAGAAAAATATACATCATTGATAATTTAAAAGCATTGGGTGAATTAAGTGCAACAAGCAAAAATTATAATGATGAAATACAAATAGAATTACCATATTTCGATGAGGTAATACGAAATTTACAAAATGGATAAGAAAAAGTTATTATATATAGTTCCTCACCTTTCAACGGGTGGTATGCCGCAATATCTATTAAAACAAATCCAATCATTTAAGGATGAGTTTGAAATAGTTGTTGTAGAATATAATTGTGTATCTATGGACTTTGTAGTTCAACGAAACAAAATAAAAGAACTATGTGAGGTAATAACAATAGGTGAACATAAGAGTGATGTGGTGGGAATTATTCGTAAAGAGCAACCTCACATTGTTCATTTCCAAGAGATACCAGAAACCTTTGTAGATAAACAATATTTAAATGAGATTTTTGATAATGGTAGAAACTACAATATAGTAATAACAACACATTCATCTTATACAGAACCAAAGGAACTAATCTATACGGCTGATAAGTTTGTATTAGTAAGTGAATGGAGTAGAAAACGATTTGCTAATTACTTTACTGAAATCCAATGTGATATTTGGGAATATCCTATTGAGTATTGGAATGGTGATAAAGATGAAGCAAAGCAAATTGTAGGATTTGATAAAGAATACAAACACATTCTTCACGTTGGTTTATTTACGGATGGTAAAAATCAGGGTGATATATTTGAGTTAGCACGATTATGTGAAAAAGAAAACTATAAAGTAAAGTTTCACTTTGTAGGAAATCAAGCTGGTAATTTCCAATTCTATTGGGGACCATTGATGGAAAACAAACCAAACAATTGTATAATTTGGGGAGAGCAAAACGATACTGAAAAGTTCTACAAAGCAGCTGATTTATTTTATTTCCCATCAAAGTGGGAACTAAACCCATTAGCAGTTAAAGAAGCAATATCATATAACTTACCACTATTCCTTAAAAAATTACACACTTATGAAGATTACTATGATGATGTAGCAACATATACAAGTGATAATCAGCAAGAAAACTTACAAAATTTAGTTAAGGTATTAAAACCTAAAAAAGTTATTTATAATAATTTGATGAAAAGACCAAATTTATTAAAACCTATATTTAGTGTAAATTTTGTAGATGGTGGTTATATTGATGTAAAATCGCCAACAGATGATACCTACAAAGTAAAGTTTACAAATAAATCTACGAATGAGATAGAATTTGCTACGGAACTAAAGGATGGTTATTGGGCAAAGACGGGTAAACGATATTATATAGATTGGAAAGTTCAGGTTTATAAACAAAATACTTTATTATTTGAGCACGATTTTAATCCAAAAGGTAAAAGGGTGTATATTGCATTAGAATCTAAATCGTTAGGTGATACTTTGGCTTGGTTTCCATATGCAGAAGAGTTCCGTAAGAAATGGGATTGTGAGGTAATCGTTTCAACTTTCTTAAACGATTATTTTAAGGAACAATATCCACAACTACAATTTATAGAGCCAGGCGAAACTGTACCTAATTTATATGCTATGTATCGAATAGGTTGGTACTATAAAGATGATAATAGTACAGAGTTTGATACTACTCGAATTGCAATTGATTTTAAAAAAGAACCATTACAAAAAACAGCTACATCTATTTTGGGTTTAGAATACAATGAGGTTAGGCCTTTACTAAAACTAAACCAACAAATTAAAAAAGAAAAGCAGGTAGCAATTGCTATTCACGGAACCGCACAATCAAAGTATTGGAACAATAGTGGAGGTTGGCAAAAAGTAGTAGATTGGTTAAATGGTGAAGGATATAAAGTTATTCTTTTAAGTAGAGAGGGTGATGGGTATATGGGAAACAATCACCCAACCGGAATTACTCAACTACCAAACGGGCCAATAGAAAATGTAATTGAAGAACTACAAAAGAGTAAGGTATTTATCGGAATTGGTAGTGGATTGAGTTGGGTTAGCTGGGCAACCAAAACACCAACTATTTTAATATCAGGTTTTTCCGAAGGTTATAGTGAAACTCAATTAGATACATTCAGAATAACTGCACCAAACAAGAAGTGTAGTGGATGCTTTAATCGTCATAAATTAGACCCAGGTGATTGGAATTGGTGTCCAGACCACAAAGGTACTGAAAGACAATTTGAGTGTTCTAAATCAATCGAATATACAGAGGTAATTAAAATGTTGAAAAAGGTATTAGACTGATATTTATATTAGTTGAATAATACTTTTACAAATGACATTAGCAGCTTCAGGTTCACTTATAGCTTTATCGGATTTAAGAACAGAGTTGGCAGTAACTGCCTCACCATTTTCTTTGGGGCAAGCGAATGGTGAGATATATTCTCGTATAAATCTAACAGGAGCACCAAACGTAAATGATACTTATCCAATAAAGATGAGTGAGTTTGGCTCGTACAATCATACATCGGCATCCGAAAACGCTGGTGTTTTATATGATGGATTAGTATTAGGTTATTGGAATGTATTAGGTTCAAATGTACCATTCAAAGCAAGAAGATTTCACAATAAATGGTGGATGGTTCAACAACAAGGTGGGATTGGATACCCATCAATAGCCGCCGCAGTTTCATCAAGTGTAGATTCGTTCTTACCAAGAGGAGCAGAGATGCTAATAAATGGAGCAATGACTTTATATAGTGCTTCATACGGTACTTTAGTACCATATTTTGGTTGGATTTCATCATCTTTCGGTGGGTTATTGGCACCAGATAGTGGCACATTTCCAGCACCTGATGGGTATTATTATCATATAGATACGGGTAGTGATTATTTTACCTATACATCTCAATACAATTTGCCTGCAACTGGTTCTATAACCACATTAGCAGCCGATGTTGAAGAGGTTAAATATTTAGGTGGAGTAACTGGTTCATATTCTTATTCCGTAGATTTAGGCTCAACATTTGGTAATGTTACTTTTACTTATGATTCAGGAGAATTACCAGATAGATTTATAGTTCAATATGACGGTTCAACTGTGATTGATACTGGCTTTAGAGGAGATGTAATTCACAACAGAGCTTTAAAAAGACGAGGAAAAATAAATGGAATAATGGGTTCAGCGGCCGGAACTGCTAGTTTTACTAAATTATCAACGGCAACTGGTTCAACTGTAATTGTTCAATCACCATTAGGAAATACAAACTTTGGATTTAAGTTAAGTTCTCCTGAACCATCTATACAACAAACCGTTACATTTTACGCAAGAGTTAGTGGTAGTGTATCACCAACTAATACAAATCCTAAAATATATTGGAATAAAAATAATGATATTTATGCAAATGTTACGGCTGGATATTTAACTGGTTCGGCTGTATCTTCATCTACTTATGTAAATATGGGAGTAGTAACTATAACATCGGGTTCAACTATATCATACCTTGCAACAGATAATGCTGGTACTAATATATCGGCATGTTATACACAAAATTGTACTGATTCGTTTTTATGTGGAGCAGCTAATTCAACAATTAATTCTAATACAAATATATATGTAACAATTCCAATAAATAGCACCGGTGAATATTTTTCTTGTACCGAAGTATTTGGACCTGGTATTTATTACACATTAACCGGAATTTAATAATATGGCATATTCATCATACATTCAAGCAAAAGAAAGGGTTACTAATCCTAGATTAGATAATAGTGGCGCTATACTTTATGCAAGTGATAATTTTTTTACATTAGGTACAACATTTTATACCGATGCATCCAAATCTGTAACAGCTTCTGCTGGTAATTATGTAATCCCTACTCACTTTAAAACATACTACGCAACAATCGGTTCTAACGGAAGATTTACAACTCAACCATTGGAGTTGATGACCGGTAGTTTTGATACAAACTGGACAGATTGTACGGGATATAGTGGTTCAGCTAAAATGGATTTAACTGCTTCTCGTGCAAATGGTAGTGGTGGATATTTCCAATGGTGTGGAATGAAATTATCTTTATCCCAATCGGCAGCAGGTAGAATATATGTAACAGATGATTATTGGGATACAACATATGTAAGACCAGATGCAAATGGTGGATTTAAGGCATTTGTAATAGAAAATGGAAAATTACATTCGGCAGGCGGTTCTGGCAATAATGCATTTGTATCTCGTTCATTAAAATCCATAGATATTACTGATATGAAGGGATATGACCTTCGTGTAATAAATGGTGAATATCATACAGGTAGTAATAGAAGTGAAAATTTAAATGATACTCCAGATACATCACCAGGATATACATTAAATAGTGTAGTTCAAGGTGTAATTCATTTGGCAGATGACCCAAATAGAGTAGTAACAACTGGTAGTTTAACTTATACATTTAAGCCAGATTATTGGTATGCAAATGAAAACTATGAAGCATCAACTTTTATAAGAAGAATGCCAAAAGTAAATCCTATAAAAGATAAGTTTGGAAAACAAAAATTATTTAGCGATATGACAGTACCTATTGCAGATATAACACCTGTAAGTAATGGAACGCCCCCATATTCAAAAAATACAGATTGGAGAATACAGACTTGGAAAAATCAAGGAATAACTGAAAAACAAAGAGTTTCAACAAAAAAAATTATGGATTTGGAGGCCAATTGGTACACCGAACCAGATTTTGATGAAGCTAATAGTGGTGTTGGAAAAATGGTTTTTGGTGGTGATTTTCCAATTAGAAATGCAATGCAAAGGGCAGTTCCTGGTATTCCATCTTGGCCCAATGGTATGGAAATACCAGCTATGATGATTTCTTTAATTGTAGATAATTTTACTTGGGAAAATGGTAGTTATTCTGGATTTAGATATAATTATGTAAATCCATACCATTGGACTACTGAAATAAACTCTGGAACTGCTTATCAAAGTGAAGGACCTGCAAATCAACTAATAAGTTATTTGGGAAAACCGGGTGGGTATGATAATACATCTGCAAACTTATATTTAGCAGACCATATACAAGAAGATTTTGAGGTGTATAATGGAACTAATGATTATTATGTTGGGTATGCATTAAAAAGATGTTATGATAGTGTAGTTGCGTATGGAATTGCAACTGCTCAAATTCCAAATAAAGAAAGATTTCCAAAGTGGTCTTATTATGGCGGTGGAATAGATAATAGAGGCAAATACGGAGCCGTGGGTGATGGTTGGTTTTATTTTTCTACTGGTTCAAATGTAAATGAAAATTATAAATTATTTGAACGCTATGATAAATTTGTTACAAATGGGACTTGGACAATAGACGACGCAGTTGGAGATTATGGGTTATGGCAAGGTTTTGGTGAATATGTTAAATATTGCTTTGTAACAAATTACCTTAACGATGCAGCTCCACAATGGTTTACATATTCGTTGGTTTACAATTATGATGTAGCAAGAAAAGTAATAGATACAACATACAATGAAGCAACTGCTTCAACCATGCAATGTGCTGGATATTTATGGAGAAGACATGAACCAGTAGCCGGTGCCGATTTACCATATGTAAGAAATGGTACGAACTATTTTGGATATACACCGGGAACAGGTGGTAATGCAGGTGCTAGGGCATATATACAACCATCCGTTTTTCAATCATATGCAGTTTGGTGTATGGCTTATGCGGATGGTTTGTTTATGTGGGATGGTGGCGTTGTAGGGCAAGATGAAGATAAGGATGCAGATGCGTATTGGAAAAGACAATATGGTTGGTCTGGTTCGGAATATGATAGTGTAACTGGTAATATCAACGCTATGTATGGTGATACTGGTGACCATGCCAATAGTCCTATGGATTGGTTATATATTGGGTATTTCCAAGTATTACAACACAAAGATATTGTGGAAGCAGATACCCCTTGGTTAAAGCCAGAAGTTTATTGGAATGGCGAATGGAAAACTGGAAAATATAATAATCCAGTCTATCTATATAATAGAGATGCTCCTATATCCGCATACAAATTATCAGCAGATGGAACGGAAGCTTTACTTATAACCCAACATGGGTGTAATATTGGATACACAAAAACCGATTTTACTGTAAGATTACCTGCTAAATATAACAGAGAATTTTTGGTAAGTACTTGGGGTAATTATACATCGGTAATACGAATTAAAAATCTACCAAACAATTTACAAAGAACTGTAACATTTTTTGCAAGAGTTAGTGGTAGTGTATCGCCAACTTATACAAATCCAAAAATATCTTGGAGTTCTACTGGTGATATTTATGCAACTACTACATCTGGATATATGACTGGTTCATCCGTAACTGGTTCTACATATGTAAATATGGGTTCAATGTTAATGACATCGGGCTCAACTATTTCATATTATCCTACGGATGCAAATGATAGTAGTTTATCAGCGAGATATGGTCAAACGAACACCGGCTCATTTGGATGCAATCCATACACACAATCTATAAGTGGTAATACAGACCTATACATTACAATTGAGTTAAATGAAAGTGGCAGTTATGTTTATTGTGCACCGGATATATATAGTTCAGAGGTTTATTATACACTAATTGGGTAATAATTAAAATAAAAATATGGCATATTCATCATTAATTGACGCTAGAACAAAAGTTACAAATCCAAGAGCAGAAAATGCATCTGTTAAATTGTATGCAAGTAATTCATCTTTGAATTTAAATACAATATTTTATACTAACGAAGCAAAAACAACACTTGCTTCGGCTGGTAACTATGTAGTACCTACTAACTATCTAACTTATTATATTACATTAGGAAATGATGGTAAAATGACAGGTGAACCACAGGAGCTAATGCAAGGTACGGATGTGAGTTGGGCAGAGGATAGATTAAAGGATGGTGATAATTTAATAGCAAATACTGCAAGTGTAGGTGGTACATCTTTATCTTTGAGTGGTTCATTACTATCCGATGCTTTTTGGACATCACGACCATATAATAATGATAAAAAATGGATAATTGATGTGGGTACATTAAACTCAAGTTCTATTACAAATGTTGATTTATCGGCAATGAAAGGTTATGATTTACGATTAGTTACCGGTCAGTACACTAATAACGCATTTGTTGGAGATGGTAATGGTATTAATACTACAACTGCTATTATCCATTTAGCGCCAGATGCAAATAGGCAACACATAGTTGGAAATAAAACTTACTTTTTTAGACCCGATTATTGGATACCAGATGTAACTCATAATGGACCATCTTATTTTAGAAGAATGCCTGATATTACTCCTATACAAAATGAAAAGGGAGCAGATAAAAAATGGGTAGATATGGCTGTACCTTTGATGGATATATTATATACAGGTTCACATGAGGTAAGAACATCTACACGATTAAACAAAGGTATAAGCGAATCAACAGATGTAAATACACAGTGGGGGTATAATCAACAAATTCCAAAAGATAAGAAATTACATTTTGATGGTGATTTGGTCTTTAGAGGTGCAGTAGCATATGCTTGGGGTGTAGACTTTGCAACAGTAGATTTAAGTGAAATGTGGCAACATAGAACAACTGCATTATTATTAGCGCATGGTGTATCGGAGGCAAGTCGTAGTAGTTGGACGTATAGTGGTGGGGGATATACTTACACATATGCACAAGCAAATCCATATCAATGGACAACTGCATGGGGAAGTGGAACTGAAGGCGAAGGTTTAACGGGTAGAATGGTAGGATATTTTGTGGAAACCGTACCATTTAACTGCATACACTTTGAGTACGATTTTGAACACCTATCACCTGCACTATTTATTGAAGAAGCGGGGGCTGTTTGGAATACGTGTTTTAATAATGCATTAGCAAAAGCACAAAGTTTAAAAAATGACAATGTACCTTTGTATATTGATTGGGTAGTTCCTCAATTTTCAAATTATGGAAATGGTATTTATCAATCTCGTTACATTAGTGCTCCGGGATTTGGTTGGGAAGATATGGAACCAGGAAATTCGATTACATCTACTAGATTATATTCGGACTATCACGATTATTATATAAACGAAACAATTCCATATTCTCAAACCGGTGTATATTACCCTTGGTTTAAAGGTGCAATACAAAATTACAAATACCACTATGTAACAAATTACCAATTGAGAATGAAACAAGAATTTCAGGTTTATTCAATTGTACATAATACTGATATTACTAAAAAAATATTAGATGAATTATTAGGACCTAGTCACGATAGATTAGCAGTTTCTTATTTTTGGTACAAACAAGAACCAATAGCAGGTTCTGATTTTGGAATGGCAAGAAAAGAGGTAAATATAAATAAATCATTACGATTTACTGACCGTAACAGACTTGAGGTTTGCCCATCATTGATGAATGCTATGGCTGTTTGGTCAATGTGTTATGCGGATGGTTTATTTATGTGGTATCAATCGGTTGTTGGAGAAGAAATTGGAACTGCTCGTTTAGATAGAGAAAACAATTCATTAGGTGATGACGCATTTGATGCAAAATGGGGTGATACAACGTGGTTAGGTAAGAGTTCATTGGATTGGGCTTACATTGGGTACTTACACGCTAAACAAAACGAAGATATTATATCAGCAAACACTAATTGGTTAGTTCCTGATTTATCATTGGGTGGTGGTAGCTGGACAACTGGTACTGCTAATTATCCAGTATCACTTTACAATAGTTCTAGACCAATATGTAGATATAAATTATCAGCAGATGGGACAGAGGCATTAGTATTGATTTACAATGGTTTCAATAACGGATATACCAAAGATACATTCACATTCCGTTTACCAGCTAAATCTAATTATGAATTTACGGCAGATGTGTGGGGTAATTATACATCGGTGATAAGAATTAAAAACCTATAAATCTAATATTTATACAATGTATAGATATTTATATAAGAAAGAAATACAAATATAATGGCAGTAACAACTTTTCAGATAAGACGCGGTAGTCAAAGTGATAAACTAAACACAGGTAATGGCTATTTGGCTCAAGGTGAACCCTACTTAAACACCACAAAAAATACAATGGAAATCGGTACTGATGGTACTGGTGGTGAAGTGGTATTAGTTACATTGGGTGCTAATACTGGTTCTTTACAACTTACTGCAAATGTAACTGCTTCAAATGCATTATTTACAAACAACGTTACTATTGGTGGTAGATTAACAGCCAACGAATATTATGTAACAACCGTATCTGCTTCCGTTTTACAGACATCTGGTTCAACTAGATTTGGTAATACATCGGATGATAAACATGAGTTCACAGGTTCTGTTTGGTTAGATACATTTTTATATTTAGAAAATATCCCAGCAGTATCATCGGATACTTATTTAGTTATTGATGCTAGTTCTGAAAATCGTATAGGATATAAGACAGTTCCTTTGGGAGCACAGGGACCTCAAGGAGCAACTGGTCCACAAGGAACATTTGGTTCAAATGGTACATCTGGTACATCTGCCACATCCGGAACATCCGGAACATCAGGTACAAATGGTTCATCTGGCACCGCTGGTTCAAATGGTACATCTGGAGCACAAGGAAATCAAGGTGATACTGGGGCTCAAGGAACGCAAGGTTTTCAAGGTAATCAAGGACCACAAGGAAATCAAGGTACACAAGGTGTTCAAGGTACACAAGGAACGCAGGGTGTACAAGGAACACAAGGAACGCAAGGTACACAAGGAAATCAAGGTACGCAAGGAGATATAGGTTCACAGGGTAATCAAGGAACACAGGGTACGCAGGGTACGCAAGGAACTCAAGGTACACAAGGAACACAAGGTACGCAAGGAAATCAAGGTGATATTGGTTCACAAGGAAACCAAGGACCGCAAGGAAATCAGGGTACGCAAGGTACTCAAGGTACACAAGGAACACAAGGTACACAAGGAAATCAAGGTACGCAAGGTAATCAAGGTGATACTGGTTCTCAAGGAGCGCAAGGTACGCAAGGAACGCAAGGTACACAAGGAAATCAAGGAGCAACTGGAGCGCAAGGTAATCAAGGTACACAAGGTAATCAAGGACCACAGGGTGTGCAAGGTGTTCAGGGTGTGCAAGGTAGAGAAGGCCCTTTAGGAACACAAGGTGCAACTGGTACTAGTGGAACTAGTGGTAATAATGGAACATCTGGTACGGCTGGTACATCTGGCGTAAACGCACCTGTTATATTAAACTATTTAGCAGAGTATTCATCAAATGTATCTCAATCAGTAACTGCGGCAGATACTGCAACTATTATTACATTTAATGAAAGTGGTTCAGTACAAGGATTTACATTAGTAAGTGGCTCACAAATAACGGCAACATATTCTGGTACTTATAACATTAGTATATCACCACAATTTACAAAAACATCTTCACAAACAGATGATGTTTATTTTTGGTTAAAGAAAAATGGACAAAATGTAAGTGGTAGTACTAGTTTGGTACAAATAATAGAGGCAGATGGAGAAGTATTACCATATTGTTCGTATATAGAAGAATTGAGTGCGGGTGATTATATTGAATTTGCCTTTGCATCAAACGATACTACTGTAAAATTAATAGCATATGGTGAACTAACATCACCAACAAGACCAGCAGCACCATCTGTAATTGTAAATATACAACAAATAGATAGAGTATTCGGTTCTACATCTGGTACATCGGGTACGGATGGTACATCGGGTACGGCTGGAGCACAAGGTAATCAAGGGCCTCAAGGAAATCAGGGTACACAAGGAGATATTGGTCCGCAGGGAAATGATGGTTCAACTGGCCCACAAGGAGATATTGGACCGCAGGGAGATATTGGACCGCAAGGTGATATAGGACCGCAAGGCGATATGGGTTCGACTGGTCCTCAAGGAGATATTGGACCGCAAGGTGATATTGGACCACAAGGAGATTTTGGACCACAAGGTGATATGGGTTCAACCGGTCCACAAGGCGATATTGGTCCTCAAGGAGATATTGGACCACAGGGTGATATAGGACCGCAAGGAGATATGGGCTCAACTGGTCCTCAAGGAGATATTGGACCTCAAGGTATTGAGGGTACGCAGGGTTTTCAAGGAACACAAGGAGATTTCGGACCACAAGGTAATCAAGGTACGCAAGGAAATCAAGGACCACAAGGTAATCAAGGGGTAAACGGAACACAGGGTATTGAAGGACCGCAAGGAAATCAGGGTGCAAGTGGTACTTCAGGTACAACTGGAACTTCGGGTACAACTGGTACATCTGGTACGGCTGGAGCACAAGGTAATCAAGGACCTCAAGGTAATCAAGGACCACAAGGAAATCAGGGTGCAGATGGTAGTAGTGGAGTTAGTGGTACGAGTGGTACAACTGGTATAGATGGTACATCGGGTACAACTGGCACATCGGGCACATCAGGTTCGAATGGTTCATCGGGAGCAAATGGTACAAATGGTACATCTGGTAGTGGAGGTACATCGGGTACTAATGGAACAAATGGTACTAATGGTACATCGGGAGCACAGGGTGCTCAAGGACCACAAGGAAATGAAGGTGTAGCTGGTACTTCGGGTACAACTGGTACATCGGGTACAACAAATGGTTCGGCATATACCCATACACAATCGGTAGCAAATACAAGTTGGGTAATAACACATGGTTTAGGAAATTTATACCCTGCCGTAGAGGTATATGATATTAATGGATATGTAATAATACCTGAAAGCATTAAATCAGACTCTATAAACCAAACAACAATAACATTTAGTGTAGCCAAAGATGGTTATGCGATGTTTACATTTGGTGTAGGAACGGGTATATCGGGTTCATCTGGTACAAGTGGAGCAAATGGTACTTTCTTTGGAAGTAGTGGAACATCTGGCACAAATGGAGCAGCTGGAGTACAGGGTGCTCAAGGACCACAAGGAAATCAAGGTATTAGTGGAGCAGATGGTTCATCTGGTTTAAGTGGAACATCTGGTGCAAATGGTACATCGGGTACATCGGGTGTAAGTGGTACAAGTGGTTTAACAGGTCCACAAGGACCGCAAGGAAACGTTGGTACATCTGGTGTGAGTGGAGCACAAGGACCAACCGGTCCACAAGGAAATCAAGGAGCAAGTGGTACATCGGGTACATCTGCAACTGGTGGGACAGTAAGTGTAAGTGGTACTACAAATAAAGTAGTTAAGTTTGCAACATCAACTACATTGGGAACTGCAACTCAAATTACTGATAATGGTACTAATGTATTAATAGGACCTGTTGCATCTGATAATACGGTTGATAGATTACAAGTTTCTGGTTCAATTGTAGCAAGTGGAGATGTTGCATCGTTTGGTACACCATCCGATATTCAGTTAAAAGATAATCTAACTCCAATCGTTGGGGCATTAGATAAGGTAATGGAATTGAACGGATACGAATATGAGTGGAATGATAAAGCAATCCATGCAATCTTTATGGGTGTTAAGAAAGATATAGGGGTTATAGCACAAGAAGTAGAACAAGTATTCCCACAATTAGTAAGAATGGGTGATAATGGATATTTAACGGTAAGAGAAAGAGGTTTAACTGCGGTATTAATAGAAGCAATTAAAGAACAACAATCTCAAATTGTAGAATTAAGAAACGAAATAGAAAAATTAAAAAATAGTTAATAATGGAAATACACAGCAGTTCACTTACTGGCTCATTAAATATAACTGGTAGTTTGACGGTAAAGGGAAACCTTACCGCTGAACAATATATTATATCAACATCCGTATATTATGTTACTCAATCATCTGTATCAGGTTCATCCAATTTTGGTAACTCATTAGATGATATACATTCAGTAACTGGTTCAATGGGTGTTACTGGTTCTTTATCCGTTACAGGTCCTTTAACTATTAATGGTACATCCTATACCGCAGCCACATCAGGAACATCTGGAGCACAAGGAAATCAAGGACCAAATGGTAATAATGGTTCAACCGGCCCACAAGGTAATCAAGGACCAAATGGTTCAAACGGAGCAGATGGACCGCAAGGTAGACAAGGACCAACTGGAATAGATGGTACACAAGGAAGACAGGGACCAACAGGTCCTCAAGGAGCAACTGGAAACCCATTTGGTGGCGGAACTTTTACAGGTGGTATAGCGGTTCAAGGAGCAATTACTGCAACGGGTGATATTACTGCATTTGAAACATCCGATAGAAGATTAAAGGAAAAAATTGAACCAATCGTAGATGCATTATCTAAAATAAATAAAATTAGTGGTAATACATTTGATTGGAAAGAGGGGTTTGATGAAATACATTCTCATAGTGGTAAAGATGTTGGGGTAATTGCACAAGAAATACAAGAAATATTACCAGAAATTGTGGTAGAAAGAAGCACTGGTTATCTTGCAGTTCAATACGAAAAGATAATAGCACTTTTAATCGAAGCAATCAAAGAACAACAAAAACAAATCGAAGAAATTAAAGAAAAAATCGGTTAAATTTTAATGTTTGAGTAGAAAACTATATATTTATATATATATAAAATAAACAACAAAGTTATGCAAATTAAAGAAGAATACAAAACTAAAATTGTTGAATTACGTGATAGTTTTAATGAGATTGTTATTGCTTTAGGGCAATTGGCAATTCAGAAAGCTACAATAGAACGTGATACAAACTATTTACAAGAACAATACCAAAGATTTGGTTTAGAAGAAAAAGAATTATTAGCTAAAATACAAACCGAATATGGTGAAGGTAATTTAGATATTGATACTGGAGAATTTACACCAAAGAACTAAACAAATATATCTTTTCATCACAATCTTATATATTTATATTAAGATAAAAAAATTATTATTAAAAGGAGAAATTAAAAATGGCTGAAAAAATCGTATCACCTGGTGTTTTCACTAGAGAGAATGATTTATCTTTTATAGCACAGGGTGTTGGTGCAATCGGTGGAGTTTTCATC